TTAATTTTTCAATCCAACCCCAGAGGCATTAAAATCGAAAGTTTTGTTAATAATACTATTACTACTATTTTTGAAAACAATGTCAAAGCCTGTTTTTGATTTATTTGTTATCACGAAGAAATCTCCCGTAGATAAGTCTTGACCCGTAACTGTAATGTTTGGAATTTGAAAAAATCCGTTTGTAAACGTAACAGATTTAGTGCTTGTGCCTGATGATATATCGTCCCCTGTTTCTGACCTTTTTTCTAATACTAATCTAGCTTTTAAGCCTGTAACAAAAGGTCTGGCGTTGTTATTAGCTGATGTCAAAAGACATCTAAATTTAAAAAATCTACCTTTAAATGTTCCTTGTTGTGCAACTGTCGTAAAACTTGTTATATTTGATAAAGCTGTATCATCTACACCTATTTGAATAATAGCATTGTTATTCGTTGGTGCATTTCCGTCAAAGGGTGCTTTAGCATTATCAAACAAACTAGCACCACGACCCGAATCGAATAAATCATAAGGGTCATCTGATTCCATAGTTAATTCTATTTGAAATGTTGAGTCATAAATAGCATCAAGAGAAAAACTGTTTGCAAATATATAGTTTCCCGTTCCAGTAATATTGCTTGCTATTCCGCCTGTATCAAAGAAAAACCCACTAGAATCAGCCGCATCAAACAAACCAGACCGACTGTCAAAAAGTGTAATTGTATCTAAAGTAACGGCTGGATTTCCTACACTATCTGAACCTCTAAATGTGTTTGAGAATGTGCCTGAAAATGCTGTCTCTTCTTGTATTGATGAAATATCTTTGAATGATTGTAAAGCAACAACACTTGAAGTTATGATAGCTGGTTCTGATGATTCGTTTCCTAATTTATCAACAGCTTTTATATACAAATTAAATGGTGGTTTTAACGCATTAACAACTACACTGTTTGATTTTCTTCTAGGTACTTGCACCAAAGGCGATGTATTAAACCATGCAGTTGTACCAGAACCCATTGAATATCTGATCTCATAAAACTCAATATCAAGGTCTGATACTGGAGTCCAATTTAAAGACATTTGATTTGAGCCTGTCATTGAAATATTAAAATCTGAAACTGATTCGGGTGTATCAGTAGCACCAATTATCTTTCTAGTTGCGGAGACAAATGTTGATTTGGCATTGATAGTATTGACCGCCCTTACCCTTATCTCATAAGTAGCCGCATCAATTACATTAAGATGTTGGTATGTTAATATTTTACCAGTTGCTATTTCTCTAAACGAATCGGTTACTGCATTTCCGTCAGCATCTAAAGTTTGTTTTATTTGTACCTCATAGTTTTCAACAAATTTATCTGGCGACACTCCAACTGTTATCAATAATCTTGTAAGCACAGTTCCGTCAGAATATTCAATCATTTCATCATCAAGAGTAACACTAGCTGGTGGTTGAACACTAAATGGGTTTGGCAAGTTTGTATCTGGTATAGTTGCGGGTGCAACTTGTGTACCAAAAGCGTAGTATGAGTCTTGATGCTCTGATAACTGCAAAGTAATTGTATGATCTGTATTTATAGTCATTCCTTGAATACGGAATGGTTTTGCAGAAAAACTAGGGGTAGCATGGGTAATATTAACTATGTCCCCAATAGCTAAATCTAAGGCAGTTCCATCACATTTCAAAGACACATCAAGGCTTGATCTTGACCTACGCAAGATAATCTCTGCTAACTCTTGTGCCTGATGCTGATTTACGATCATCGGAAAATCAAACTTACCCTCTAATAATATGCCTCCATCTGCCGTTTTCATAACACTGTGTGTATCAGCACTGGCAAGTCCTGTTTCGTCCACAGGCGGAAATTGTGCGGTGTCTGATTGATAATTTTTATTTTCGTTGGTAAAATTAACAATAACTCTATTATAACGAGAGTTTTTGTTTTTACTTGCCACATTTATGCCCCCAATAATATTGTCCTCTGTAAGAGTAACGCTTGCACTACCAGATGTTTCAACTAATACTTTGTATTTTCCAGCAGTAAAATTTAGGTATGATCGAGTGCCTTTTACAAAATCTGCTACAATATCAATAGACTTTCTTGATGTATCTACAACTGCGTGGCTGTCTAATAAATCTATTTGAAAAGCACCAACAAAAGGTGTTATGTTAGCATCTACTACATCGCCAGCCGTTTGCCAATCTGCAAAGTTACTGTCGAAATAACTATCTGCAATACCCATACCAAATCTTTCGTTTCTTAAATAATCTAACATTTGGTAAATACCATTATCTGAATATTCCCAAGTTGTGGAATCGTTTTGTCTGTGAGAACCAGAACCACCAGTTTTTGTGCCGTCAAGATTTGGATTATAGACTTTCCTACCTTTAACTATTGCAGTAACTTGCGGCAAAGAACCGAAAGCATCTGAGTTCCATTTGAATTTAAGTGCTATGTACGCCAGCCCTTTCAATCTGTGTGCCGCTGTCCATGATGATAATTCTTGTAAAAGAGTTGAGGCAGTTTGAGAATCAGTTCCAAAATGAGGTTCAACAGTAATTAGACTTTCTTTACTAGAGTCAGCGTCAGGTGCTTGACGATAGTTTGTATCAGAGGTTGCAACACTTCTTTGAGTGTTGTCTGCTAAATCTCCATCAAAAATTACCTCATTATCATTTACAAATATTTTAGTAATATCGTCTATTTCGCCCTCAGAAACTATTATTGCCATATAAAGAAACTCGTTGGTTGTGCCTGATGTTTCTACAAAAACCACATTTCCGCCAACTTTTCTTGTGCCGTAAACTATTGGTATGTGTGCATTTGCACTAACTTTATTTACTAAAACACCTCTAGCATTTGCATCAGGTTGATTACCACCAAAATCAGGTATTTCAGGAATAGGATTAATCCAGCTTATAACATCAACGACAAGATCAACAACAAAATCTATAACATCAGTTACAACATCTATTGCATCTTCTATAATTTCTCCTGGATCACACATCTGAGTACCTCCATAAACCGCCCATTTTTTCAAAGCCGTATCTATCTAATAATTTATCTGCTACTAATTTTGTTGATATAGTTAAATGTATATGCCTACCTTTTGCCTGATTTTTGATTATATCCATAGTTTGATTAAATAAATTTAATGATCGATATTCTTTTAATATATAAATTACTTGAACTGATAATAGTTGCTCTTTAGACCATAAATATTCGTTCATCATAAAAATTGTAATTCCAACTATTTTATTTTTGTCTAAATCTTTTATTAAAATTATTTTACCTTTTTGTAAAAACATCATTAAAGTTTGTTTCATCTTTGCTCTATGTATATGCGGATAATCTAAAGCTGGGGCTTCTTTTTCAAACTCATGTAATATTTCAAATATCTCGTCCATGTTTTTATTTGATGCCTCGTAAAAATGAAAACTAGACATTAATCCCTACCCCATTTTATATCTCTTACAGTCAAAGCCGCAAACTCCATACCTTTATCTCCACTAAAAAATCTTTGTTGAGAATTATCTGTTGTAACTCTACCACTTGTTTTTTGAAAGTTTCCCCAATGAGAAGTTAAATTTAATACTAAATTTGCAGTGCTTGTAGTATCATTTATTCTGTACTCATCTATTGTTCCAAAGAATAATAAAAAAGGGTCAGAAATAAGAGCATTACTTGAGTCTAAAAAACCTCTATATATATAAACTTCTTTGTTAATTATGTTTTCTGATAAAGCGATTGATATATACGTTTGATCGACTCCAGAAAGTGTAAGCTGTAAACTGTTTTTTGTTGGTTTATTTGTTTCGTTTACGCCTGTAATATTTTTTAAATGTCCGTTTGTAAGATAAGTTCTTGATGAACCTGATACACTTGATGTTATATCAAAGGGTGCATTTGTTAAATATATTGGTGTACCAAATTCTATCTCAACTAATAATACAGGGTCAATAACCCCTGTTGCTAATTCTGTTTTTACCGAACTCGATAATCCTCTTGCCATTATAAACTCTCAATAACATCTATTTCATATTTAAATAATAAATTTCCATCTTTGTCGTTTGAGTTTGTTTGAAACTCTTGAACATCGTTAGTCATGTGGACTGTAACTGGTATTGATTTATAAGTTACAGCACTGTTATCAGCTAAAGCAGTTCTCAAAGGTGGTTCTATTGTAACAGTTGCGGCGTTACTAGATGAGGTTACATCATCAATAACCATATAAAGTTTATCGTGAGAAAATTTTATAAAGTCTCCAGCTTTTAATCTACCAGCACCATCGCTAGCAAAAGCATCAATAGCAATCGTTGTATCTCCAGCAGTGTGTGAGCCATTTACTAATAAAGTTCCTGTTTCATTACCTTGACTGTCTAAGCTAGTTGGTAAAGTAATAGTAAAATTTTCTTTTCTACTTCTTTGTTTGACCATAAATGCCATGATCGGGGCAAAATCTGCTCTAGTTAATAAAGGATAAGATACTGTAAAACTAAACCTTTGTCCTTGTACTTGCCTCCTAAATGTTTTGCCACTATCAGTTTCACTAAATAAAGTTTTCTGATTTGATTTTAAATTGATTGCATCAAAGTTTGTGTTTGGTAAAGCCCCACTCATATTAATGCCGCCTTACCTTTTTCATTAACAGCAGTATTTATCATGTTTACAATTACACCTCTGCTATTAACTAATAATTCGTTAAATCCTCTTGCATCAACAGTATTTATATTAAAGTTTACTGTCACTGGTTGTCCACCACCAAGTCGATTATTTGGAATTACATTTGATGGTCTGTCAGGAACTACCATTTCTGCACCAGCCTCGCCTACTAAATATGGCTCTCCTTGATTCATTCTACCACCAAGCCTACGACCTTGATATTTTTGTGATGCTATTGTGGCAACTTGAGCCGCACCTAAAGCACCAATCGCAACAGCTAAAGGTATTCCAAACGGACCTAGAGATAATGCTTTTGCGACACCTTGTGCTGTACTTATAATTGCATCTTTAATAGCTAATGCTTTATTAATTTGGAACATTGTTTTATTGTGCTTGCTTAATTCATCAATGACCTCTCTACCAGTAGCTTTAGTTAAATCTACGATTTGTTCTTTTGTTAATTTTTCTAATTCTAATTCATTGAATTGTCTGTTTTTAATTGCTCTTAAATTTTTATCATAATTTTGTTGCATTGTTTCTTCAAGTTTTTGCAACTCATCTTGAATTATTTTTAATCTTTCTTTAGCACCCTCACTGACAATTAAAGTTTTTAATTTTTCAAACTCTTTCATTCCCTCTAAAAGTTTTATATTAGCCATTTCTTGAGTTAGTTCTCCATCAAGAACTTGTTGATCTAATAATGTTTTTAAAGCGGCTTTTGATTCTCTAACTAATTCTAATTCTTTATTTACTCTATCTTGTATTAGTTGAGTTTCTGTTTTGTTTCTTTCCTTTATTCTTTCAAAAACTTTTTCATTTTCTGTTAGTAATTCTTTTGATGCTTTTTTAATGTCAAATACTTTATTTTCTGCGACTTCTACTGCTTTTCCAAACTCTTCGGCAGATTTTTTAGCTGATGTAAAAGCACCACTCATACCAACAGCGAAAGGGTGTGCATTTTCAACAGCATCGTCCATTTTCAACATAAAATCTTCAAACAATTTATCTATTTCTTTAAAAGCAAGATACGCAATACCGCCTGTTGCAAAAATACTAACTAAACCTACAAATCCTCGTTTTACAGCAGATGCACCAGCGGCGAGTGCCATTGTGGCTTTTGCAACATTCATTATTGCTGTTGCAATCCCCATAAATACTTTTGCAACACTTAAAGATATAATTATTTTGATACCTAAAATAAAAGTATCTAAATTTTCATTAACAAATTTAAAACCATCAGCAATTTTTCTAACTGCAATAGCAAGTCCTGTACCAATTTGTTTTGCAAACTTATCAACTGTATCTTGATTATCTTCTATAAATTTATTTAAGTCTCCAAACTGTTTTTTAAGTTCAGGAAAGAAACCCTCTTCAACAATAGTTTTTTTGAAAGAAAATACTTTATCGCCTAGCATTGATAAAGTTCCCTCAAATGTTTGTGCTAAAGCATCTGTTGTATTTCCAAATTTACCGCCTTTACCAAATACCTTTTCAAAAGCGGCAATAGTTTCTTCCGCCGATACTGTTGCACCAGCAGAGAACCCTAGCATATCTCTTACACCTTTTTCTCTAAATATATCTGCCGCCGCTATACCACCAGCAAATGATCTTTGTATTTGATTTGCGGCAGTGACAAAATCAAGTCCTGTCACAGCGGCTACATTACCAGTAATTTCTAATATTTTTGCTAAGTGATCTGCGTCCTCTGAAACTACTGCAAGATTACCCGCACCAGCTTGAATTTCATTTAATGAGAAAGGAACTTTAGACGCAAACTTAGCCATGTTGTCAAAGGCTTTTGAACCCTCCTCAACACTACCAAATAAAAACTTTAATCTGACTTGCAGTGATTCGACTGACTGACCAACATTGACTAAATTTTTTATTACAAGACCAGCACCTAAACCAATAAAAGCATTTTTTAAATTAAATACAGATCGTTTAAGACCATCAAGATTCCCTTTAATACTATTAAGGGCTTGTTTAGATTTATCCTTAGCAACTATATCTATATTTACTTTTTTTGTAGCCATTATCTTAATTTGTTTTTATATTTATTTTGTTCCCGTTCAATCTCTAATCTTTGTTCTTCAAAATATGCTAACCACATATTAAACTCAAAGACACTCATTTGCAATATTTCAGGGATTGTTTTATGTAATCTCTCAGCAAGAGCCATTACATTATGTACTTCAGGATTTTTTAGTTTTTTTTAACGTCTTCAAAGTTCGTTCCTAAAATTTGGTTCGAAACTCTAGCAATAACATCTGTATCTGCTTTTGTTTTAAAACTAAGAATGTGAGTAGCATCAAACATTTTGTTATGATCTTTGTCTAACGCTTTTTCAATTATGACATCAATAAGAATATTTAGGTCGTTGTTATTTGCACCTTTAAATAATTTAGATTTCTCCATCATATTAAAAGGTTTAGCGTAAATAGCTTTATCGCCTACAAGTCCCCACTCAGGAACTTCTATTACTCTTATTTCAGTTTCTTCAAAATGACTTCGTATTCCGTCAAAATAATCGGGTTTTTTATCGTCAGGCATAAATTAAATTATACTGTACCGATAGTTAAACCGCCATTACCTTGTAAAGATACTGTTCTTGTAGTTACTCCATCTAAAGTCACACCTACACTCATTCCAGTTATAATTCCTGTTCCTGACAATTTTTGTTCGCCTGAACCTGAACCCTCTGGCATGAACTCAAAACTTAAACTAGAACCTTGTAC